TGTTTCATTGCTTTTTCCATTTCTTTATTATTTTCACTTCAACTTGTTCTATCCCTTTTTACTTTTTTAGCATTTCAATTTTTTGTTTTTTATTTGATTTTTTACTTTTCTTTCGTTTTTCATTTATCCCTTTCTTATTATTTTATTTTCCTATACCTTTTTATATAAACACCATTTATATAGTACAATATGTCATTTTCATTTACATATCCAAACACTCCATATTATTTACCAACAACTACAAATTTTGATATTTCCATAAATATTACTGGTACAGAACCGTCGAATGTTATTTATAAAATAAGTGATAGTTCACCTAACGCTAATTTGCCTAGCGGACTTTCTATAAATCCAGTAAATGGTTCAATAATTGGAACAACTTCATTCGCAAGTATTTCTTCATTAAGAAACTATATTGTCGATGCTTCGTCAGCGATACAAATTGAAAGTAGCGCGAATCTGTCAATTTTAGTTGATATTACGCCTGAATTTGTTTACCCACAATCACCATACACTCTAACAAAAAATAATTCATATATCGGAATTAATCAAATAAAACCAAATTATACATTTACCAATAAAACCGGAACTACGTATACATTAATATCAAGTCCTCTTTTAACCGATGTCAGTTTAAATCTAGATACAACAAATGGTAATATTTTTGGAATACCCGATATATCTTCAAATTTAACATCATACACTATTAGAGCAACTAATCAAAATATTACATATGACACAATAATAAAAATAAGTGTAGAAATTCCACCAACTATTATTTATCCATTTAATGAATATAGTTTAACTCAAAATGAAGCAGTAAGTATAATACCAAATAAGTTGAGTGAAAATACAAACACGATATATAGTATTAATTGTAGTCTTCCATCGGGATTAGTATTCAATAGTAATACAGGTGAAATAAGCGGAACACCTACGATTTTAACAACATATCACAATTATAGAGTTCAAGTTTCGGACTCTATAGGAGAAGCATTTACAATAATAAACCTAAATGTTGTTAAAATATTTTTGGCACCTCCTGTATTTGCAACAGAAAACGTATTACCTGGCGATTTTATTACAAATCCTGCAGTTCAAATGCGTCGCAAGGCAGAAATACTTCAATATAAAGAAAATAGCAGTAAATTAACAAAACAACAGTATTTATCACTTTTGGCAAGAGGAAAAGGTCCTTATTCAAAACGTGTATGGGCAACACAAGGCGATGCGTTTACTTCACCAAATACGTCCGGACTATCTCAAGATGGTTCTATCTTGGCATGTAATTCACCAAAGACTTATATACAAAAACCCAGTAGTGCTAGTAATGTGCCTGGTCCTGTAATTAACTTGTTTTTAGACCCAAATGTTCAACCAAATGGGTATACGCAACCGATTAGGAAAAGAGTTAATATTGGATTTAAATGGCCTTTTAGTAGTGGAAATTAGATAAGTGACAGTTATAAATATAGTATTATAATAATAAATCTACATAAAACATAATTATAATACTATATAAATAATAATGAGACTATTTAAAAGTAGTTTTGTTTTTGGAATTGGAATTTGTCAGTTAATGAATTATATAAATTATTGTAGTGGTGCCACTCCCATAGTTGTTCTACACGGGTTAGAAAGTTCAAGTGACAAAATGTTACCATTATGTGAATGGTTAGAAGATACTTTTTCCAAAAAAGTAATTAATATTGAAATTGGGAATGGAGAGAAAACCAGTTTATATACACCTTTGCCAGACCAACTCAGTGAATTATGTAATACAATTTATAAAAACAAAGATTTGGAATATGGGTTTGATTTTATTGGAATCTCTCAAGGCGGGTTACTTGCAAGGGGGTATGTTGAACAATGCAACGACTATCCAGTTTATAATTTAATTACACTTGTATCTCCACATGGAGGTGCTTTTATGAGAGATAGTGTAGAAAATAAATTTATGTATACCCAATTTTCACAAAAACATATATCTTTTGCTGGGTATTGGCGCAATCCAACTATATTAGAAATTTATTTGGATAAAAGTGTTTACCTCCCTTATATTAACAATGAAAAAGAACATTTACAGAGAGATAAATACCGCAATAATTTAAAAAATCTCTCTAATTTTGTAATGATATGGTCTCCAAACGATGACATTGTTTATCCGCCTGAAAGTGGAAAGTTTGGTTTTCTAGATAAAGAAATGAATATAATTCCGATTGAAGAAACAGAATTATACAAAAAGGATACACTCGGATTAAAATTTTTGAATGATAATACGCGGTTACATACGTATGAAACAAATTGTTCGCACGTTGACCATCGTAACCCAGTATGCTTCGAACAATTATATGAGATTTTAAAATATTATATTTAATATATGGAAGAAAATACATACAATAATACAAACGAAGAAACTATGAATGACAATAACGAATCAATAAAAGTAGATACCCTATGTGGTATTAATAAAAATACATGTAAAGATCTTGTAGGTATTATTATGTTAATGACATTTTTTACCTTTTTATGGGCAATTTATAATTTTTTTATTCGCCCTACTGATATTAATAAACCACACTTATTGGGCGGGACACTATTTGATTATCCATTTTATGTTCCGATGTTTGATCGGAGTGGAAAATTAGTTCAAGAATTTTCGTTTGACAAATGGGCATTGGCTCATATTATAATTTATTTAATTTCCGGGTTATTTTTTCCATCAAATTATTTATGTATAATGATTTTATCTATTTCATGTGAAATGTTTGAATATTTTATTGGTGCAAGAGCAAGATTAAGTGATATTGTAAATAATATGCTTGGATATTCATTTGGTTCTTATTTTAATAGGTATAACCCAATTAAAATAAATATTGATGATAAATTATTGATTTGCACTATTATTTCATTTATTGTATTAACACTTTCAATTATTGCACTTTATATAAATAGAAAAGTAAATTAATAGTATGGATTGTATGGATTGTATGGATTGTATGGATTGTATGGATTGTATGGATTGTATTAGTGTAGTAATTTTACCTTTGGAACGCGTCTAGTGCCATGTTTAAAATGTGGCGATGATTTTGCCAAATGTAATGCTTTACTGTTTGATTTGCAACCGTTTTCTAATATAGTATAATCAACTGCAGATGCTTTACCGCCGGTAATTGAACTTGCCAACCGAGCATATCCCCAAGATTGTGCTGTTTGATTTGGTCTAGAACCAGATGAAAAATATGCACCTTCGCCTTTACTTACTATTTTTTTAAGAGCGCCGATAGAACAACCCGTTTTCTTTACTAATTCGGTAGAAGGTTTTATATTCTGTATTCCATAAATTTTACGCGCCTTGACAATATGAACAGATGGTTTTGATTTAAATGACTTCACTCTCTTTCTAGTATAATATTTACCCTTCTTATATAATTTACGAGAGAGATTTAATTCTTTACTTGCTTTTACTTTATCTCTCTTATTAAGTGTTTTTGGAATGTAACGTTTTGGAACATTTGGCATTATTAATATAAAACTATATTTTTATATTAAAATTATTTATTAAAATTATTTATTAAAATTATTTTCAAAAAATTGAAATGCTATTGGTTGTTATATTCTATGATACAACCCCAAACAACAACAATCAGCAAAACAAGATGTTTTCATCCCGAAACAAATCAGCATCTGCATCCACCAGTTCTACTACCATGAAGAAAAAGCAAGATGTAGTATTTTCAGAAGATTGCCAAAAGCATCAACAACAAACAAGGAATACAGGAAAGAACAAAAAGGAAATGTACATTGGCATAGTTTCCGACCAAAAACAACTAGAAAATGTAATGAAATCTCAAAAGCAAAAAGATAAGCAACATTTGAATGCATGGAAGCGAACTCGTAATACGAAAAAACGAACAGAAAACATTCTACTTTTACAGTCGCGTCGAGTTAAAGAACTCGAAAAAATGGCATCGGTGAAAGTATTTGACGAATACGAAGAACACGAAGGAAGAGGTATTTACAAACACTATTGCAATCGTTTAAACAGTAACGAATGCGAGGAGTGCTTTTATGGGTCAACTCCAATTTATACTATTTAAAAAGATAGTATTTACACAAAAAAATTATACAACAACTTTCATCTTTTCAATAATAAACATCCGTTTGTATTTTTTTTTACCATCTATAGTATAACCATCCGATATACGTTTCGGTGTTAATTTGAAATTACACGAACGCAGAACTTGTCTAAGTAAATTTAGTAAAGGCCATTTCTGTTTTTTTTCTGCAGTATCTTGCAACGAAGTTAAATAAGAGGATGAAAAAAGAGTTTTTAAATTGGGTATTTTATCCTTTAAACTCTTATAAATCTCTCCATTCATAAATACTTCACGTGGAATAAGCATTCCATTTAATTCGGCAATAGAGTTGCATATAATATTTGCCTTATTTAAAAAATCAAGCATTAGTTTTGTTTTATTATTATTATTATTATTGGTGTTATTATTTTCAATTTCATTTTGTTCTTCCATCTAATTATATAATAAAAAATGATTATATAATTTATATTTAAACTTATGTTCGTGGTAATAAAATAAAACTAAACTTAAATTCCAAATTGAGGAATAGAATATATATTATCTTCGTTTTTCATCCATTTTGCAATAATAGACGGATTTTGTTTATTTGCCAAAATATCTTCAGGATTATAAACATTATTGTTATTATCAATATAATAATTAATACCCTTAATATCCTTTACCCATACTTCAATCTTTGTATTTTGTTTTGGTAGATTTTTAATATCCAGATTAATCACTCCATGAGGTGTTCCTTTAATATGAGTTCCACAAAATTGACTTGGGTCATTCGTATTTTTTTCTTCATCGGTTTTTCTACGCCGAGTGCACTGTTCGCCACTTGCTCTCTTTGCAATACACAGATCATGATGAGGAACAATATTCTTAATACGTTTTCGTTTTTTCAAATCATCCTCTTTAAGTTTCATACTATTAAAATCATATACAAATTTTAAAAAGTCGCTTGTGTAATTATTAGAACTGCTAGGGTCAACCATAGAAATGTTTCGGGTAGTAATCCAATCCTTAATACTGTCTTTAAAACTCACCTGAAACTGTTCTAACTTTTTGTTAATTTGATTCTCCATGACTGTATATAGAGTATTATATATTGTATGAGTTATAAGTTTAATATGTTTTCAATTTATTATTAAATAATTTAAATATTAATCAGTATAAAAAGACAATAATTTATTTTTTAGATTTTATTTGTGACGGGTCATCTTCAAATATATTTTTTGATTTATATGGCAAAATTGCGTTAAACAAAGCTAAAGCAATCATCCAAAATACATAATTACCATATACTTCAAACCGAATATCAAAAAAATCAAATATAACAATTGCTACAGGAACAGTAATAGTAATAAATAGAATTGTATATACAAAAAAGGTAAAGTATTCCATATATAATGTTTATATATATAAAAATTACATTATAAACAATAAGACAGTATCGATTATATAGTATAAACCATAATACTATACTAGTTATAATATTATGAAAAGTATTTGAATTTAATCTATTATAATAAATAAATAATTTTTTTTATTATAAATAAATAACAATTTTAAACAGAACCTTCTTATTGTCTTTTTTGGTGCTCGTGCAAGATTTGAACTTGCGACCAACGCCGAAAAAGGGAGAACAAACTACAAACAGACCAAAAATTGTTCGGTCAATTCGATGTAGTCCATTTACGCTGCTCTACCATCTGAGCTAACGAGCAAAAACAATAAATTGTTCTAAAACCCACTTAATTTAATAAGTGGATTGGGGTGGAGTGCGGTGGTTTAAGTCAATGTGTGAATATTGGGAGGGTTCAATAAAAGGTGATAACCCAATATCATCAGACCTAAATATCAATGAAAATGATTAATTTAAATAACCATTTATAAGCAGTTCCTACATTAAATCACAAACAATAAATTAATTTGGGAGGGTTCATAAAAGGTGATAACCCAAATTAGACAGTTCGTGTAAGTATAAACAATTTACTATAAACGGAAGGGTGAAAGGTCAATGAATGATATTGGGAGGGTTCATAAAAGGTGATAACCCAATATCGGCAGACCGTTCTGTTAGATTCTTCTACACTCTATATAGACGAATGTCTTTAAGTTGTTTAATTGTATATATTAATAAATTAGAATTTTATCATTAAATTGAATCATATTAAAGAAACTTTATTATTAATAACAACAAAGACTAATACAAAATGTCATATTCATATCAACGAACCCAGAGTTATTGTCAAAATGATGAACGAGGACAACAACATACAACAGGTAGTGTTAATGAGAGTTTCGTGTTTAAACTCTCATTAAAAGATTATATTTTGCGATTGCTTATTCTAGGATCATCTGAAAATAAATACGAACCGCGAAAGAAGGGTTTATCTGCCGAAAATACGGAATATATTAAAACCCAAATTGAAAATGGTCACGGTGAAGAAATCTGCAATATCGTCCGTGATGTTTATAAGGAAAATCGGGCACCTAAGCAAGATGCTACAATGATGGTTATTGGGTTGCTTTGTCGTGCGAAAGATGTTACTATTCGCAAGATGGGTCTTCAACTGTTAGAGAATTTTAAAACAATCTCGCATTTGTATTCGTGGAAGAAATGTCATGCGTCAATTGAATCTCATGCTACAGGACAAAAGAGCAAGGGATTTGGGCGAGCAGTCAAACGCCAAATTAATGACTGGATTCTTTCCTATAGTGGTAAGCCCGAAGACCTTGCCTATCAAATCACTAAGTATATGGCGCGTGAAGGGTGGTCTTTCAAAAATATTCTTCAATGCTCCCACGTAAAGACGGGAACCGGAGATGACCGAGTGTTTGAAGAGAAAGAGGGTGTCAAAACTAAATCTAAGCGTAGTAAGGACAATAAGAACACTTCTCCTCCAACTGAACTTGACCTGGTATTGCGTTATGCCGTGAATGGATTTGAAGAAATGGACAAACTCGCAACACCGAACTTACTTGCCTCTAAGGTTTATCAATACCTAGCTGATATTCATATTGCTATGCGATTGACATCTCATGAAAAGGAAAAGTTGATTGAACTTATTTATCAACACAAACTGACACGTGAACAGATTCCTACATGGGGATTGGCAGATAAGGAAGTATTAACTGCCTTGCTAGTGAATAAGAACAAAACACGGGTATCAATGCCTCTTACTGCTCTGCTTCGAAATTTGGGGAATTTGTCTGCACACGATGTTCTTCACGATGAAACGACATTTCAACTAGTTACGAAACATTTGGTTCATCCAGACACTATCAAGTTTTCAAAGATTCATCCAGTTAGTGTTTTGACCGCTTGGTTTACCTATCGCAATGGTAATGGAAATCGTGGGCATAATTCGTGGATGGTGAATCCAGATATTGTGAAAACATTGGAGGATATGTTTTACCTCAGTTTCAAGAACATTGAACCAACTAATAAACGTATTTGTTTCTTGATTGATTGTTCTGGTTCTATGGGTTGCCCTTCATTGTGCGAAGGTGTTACTTGTGCTGAGTCGGCTGCATTATTGTCGATGATTTTCGCGCGAAGTGAAACAACAAGTGATTCTAGTCCAGACCATTCGTTTTATCTATTCACAAGTAAGAAGAGTGCATATAGTGGGTGGTCGGGTTCTGGTAATACGGGATTAACTGATGTATCTGATGTTATTGATGCTGATGCTGATTTTAATAAAGTATTGAAGGCATGCCAACGAAGTGATTGGGGGATGACAGATATTTCATTGGGTATTCTGGAAGCATTGAAATATAAGCGCAAGTATGATGCTTTTGTAGTAATCACTGATTCTGATGTCAATAGTGGAATCAAACCGAGCGAAGCAATGAAGCAATATCGTGTTGGTATGAAGATGCCCAATACGAAGTTGGTTGTTGTTGGAACACAAGGAGTGGATTATACTATCGCTGACCCAAGTGACCCATTGATGATGGATATGGTCGGTTTTGATTCACATGGTCCCAAGATTCTCCAGGATTTTATTCGCTCTTAAAAATAGAAGAGTGTAAAAATGAACTATGACATATAACGTATGAACTAATTTTATAA